TGATGGCCAGCCTTTCCGCTTCATGGCATACACCAAGACCTACTACGGCAACGAAAAAGCCAAACTGACAATCTTGCTCGATGGCATGGTTGGACGCATGACCAACCAACAATTTGCCGAGCTTGACATCGAAGCGCTCAAAGCCAAGTCATGGCAAGTGGTGGTAGGCACCAGACAGAAAATGAATGGTGAGATGACCAACGTTATTGAGACCGTGAAGCCGGTAAAGGTTGCAGCTACAAAGCCATTACGAAAAGCCGTACCGGTTGATGACATTGTAGATCCGTTTGAAGGCGAGTAAATACGGGTAACTTGTAATCGGGAGGGGCTAGAATCCCTCCCAACTTTGGGAGATAAACAATGACAGTAACAGAAAAGACTTTAGCCGAAGTCATTACAGACTTGGCACAGCAGACCATCAACCGTGGTGAAGCGTTCAATGTGATCGATTGCCCACTGCAGATTCAGATTAGCTCCGACCATTCAGAAATCCACATGACCAAGGGTGACCTGCACCTTATGGTTGCGATGTCGGGTGATGACACCGGCATCTTTGACTGCAACTCTTGGTTTGGTGAATGCATCCAGAATCCTTACTGGGTAAACGACTTGAAGGTAGCTGATGTCATCGCTGACATCTGGGCTGTGTCCTACAACATCGACCGGATGATGCATAAGCAAACCGAAGATGTAGCCGTATGACCGGTCATTACCGGACTACAAAGATTCAGGCCCTCAGCGTCATCGACGACTGGGGGCTAGACTTTGCAGCTGGGAACGTTGTCAAGTACCTACAGCGGGTCCCGCACAAAGGTAGCCCTACCGATGACAGCATCAAGGCGCTCTGGTATATGGCTTATGCCGCTACTAAGGACGTGGCCTTTGCTGATCGTGTAGCCAAGGAAGCCGAGGAGATAAATAATGGCAGGTAGACCAAACGAATCGGTTGTAACGAACCGTGCAAAGCGTGAGCATCTTTTAGACCGTTACGAAACACTCGTAGCTGAAGGCATGAGGTGCCATGAAGCGGCAAGGGCTGTAGGCTTCCAGCACACCACCGTCAATCGGTGGATCAAGGAACGGACTGAAGAACAACTGAAGAGCATTGAAGCCCAGCGGATGAACCTAAGCGGCGGTGGCTTTCCTTCCGCATTAGAACGCTTGCGGGCTGGCATGACGGTACGCCGACACGCTGCCGCTTGGTTCCTTCAGTTGGTTGATGGCAAGATATGCCTGTACCTCATCGATGGCGCTGGTAACCGGCACTACAGCCGGGTAGCGTCATTCGGATCTGCTGATGTCTTGGCGTTCGATTGGGAGATATATAACGGATGACAAAACTTATATGGATAACACCTGAAGCCGAGCAGGTCATCGGATACTGCGCTAGGGTAAGCAACCCAGCCAACCAAGATAACCCAGACGTGTCAGGGCTACTAAAGTACTGCATCAAACACGGCCACTGGTCAATCTTTGAGATGGCTAGTATGTGCGTGGAAATCAAGACCACCCGTGCTATCGCACCTCAGATTCTGCGGCATCGTTCTTTTTCTTTCCAAGAGTTCAGCCAACGGTACGCAGAGGTTCACGACTTCCCCATACTGGGGCAGATGCGGCTTGCTGGTACAACTAACCGGCAAAGCTCACAACCGATGCCAGAACGGAAAGAGTTGGATGCCGAGATGCAGGGAGTCATCTTAGATGCCGAACTGGCTGTATCCCGCAGTTACTGGACATATAACAAACTTATCAAGGCCGGTATCGCTGCGGAGACTGCAAGGATGGTTCTACCGCTTTGCACTCCGACCACGATGTATATGAGCGGTAGCATTCGGTCTTGGATTCACTACGTGCAGCTACGAACGCAGGAAGATACCCAACTAGAGCATAGGGAGATAGCAGACAGCATCAAGGCTTTGATGGCCCAACACCTGCCGATCACAATGGGAGTAATAAAATGAGATTCGGGGAAGTGATACAAGCCTTGATGGCTGGTGGCGGTAACGCCGTATGGCGCGGTGAGTGGGGTGGCTCGGTATTCCTGCGCTACTCGGAACTATGGAACGCCTTTGAAGTCCATACAACCGGGGAAGCCGTACGGCAGATGGACGAGCTGACATTGTCACCCGGTGATTTGTTTGCTACCGACTGGGCAGTAGTTGTACTTGATCCACGAACCGGAGAGGTTGCCAAGTGACCGGTATAGAAGCATTGATAATGAACAAAGCCGGATGGACTATTGCTTGTGAAAAATGGAAGGCTCAAAACGTCACGATAGAAGATGGTTACGATCCGGATAAAGAACATTACGATTTTTGGATTGAAGGTGGAGGATCATTAGCAAACAGTCCGTATCAGGGAAACACTGAATATGATGTTACGTGGTTATTTTTGCAAGACATCCTTACAAAAGAATGGGCATTAGTCAAATGATTCCTTTTGCTATTGGTGCTTTGGTGGGGGCTGGATGCGTGGCGATATGGTCGGAACTCTATACCCGTTGGCTGTATAACGATGTAAAGAAGAGGGCTAAGGCTCAGGGTATGAGTAAGGAAAAACTCCGCGCGGCTATGCTCTGGGCTACCAGCGCGGAAATCAGGAAGAATCTAGATGAGTAGAGTAATCAACAAGGAGATTGAGCAGGTCGCTATTGACCTGCTCAAGCACCACCCACGCAACGCTAACAACGGCGATATTGAAGCCATCAAGAAGTCCTTAGCAGTCAATGGCTGGTACGGCTCTGTAGTGGCTAACCTGAGCACTAAGCACATCCTAGCGGGAAATCATAGGGTCATGGCTGCCAAGGCGCTAGGCTGGGAAACCGTACCCGTTCAATGGGTTGATGTTACGCCCGAAGAAGAGCTGCGGATTCTTGTTGTAGACAACCGTACAACCCGTATCGGGCAAGATGACACAACCAAGATTACCGACATCCTTGCTGAGCTTGCGAATACACCTATCGGCTTAGACGGTACTGGGTATGGTGCAGCTGACCTTGATGCTTTGATTGACAGCCTTACGCCACCAGATGACAACCAATGGGCGGATGGTTTTGACAAAGTGCCGGAAGAAGACCGGGAACCTATCCGGCAGATGACCTTTATTGTTCATGATGAACAGTGCGAGACGATCAACAATGCAATTGATCGGGCTAAAGGTGAGATGCAGGAAAATCCAGTCAATACAAACTCGAACGGCAACGCTATTGCCCACATCGCTGAGGTCTACCTAAATGGACGTTAAGGATATAACGCTAAAGCCACTTGATTCTAAAACTGCAAACGCTTTTGTCTGCAAGAATCACTACAGTGGCAAAGTAACGCAAAATAGCCAACTGCATATTGGCGCCTATTATGCTGGTGCCTTGCATGGCGTGATGCAGTTTGGCCCAAGCATTGACAAGCACAAAACATCAAACCTTGTTACCGGCACTGGTTTTCATAACTTCTTAGAACTTAACCGCATGGCGTTTGATGACGTATTGCCAAGAAACGCAGAATCTAGATGCTTGGCGATAGCGTGCAAACTAATCAAAAAGCACGCTCCGCAAGTGAAGTGGATTATTTCTTTTGCTGATGGATGCCAATGCGGTGACGGAACAATCTATCGGGCTGCTGGCTTTTTACTTACAGCAGTCAAGCAAAACAAGACAATGCTATTGATGCCAGACGGTTCTGTACTTGCAGACAAAGCACTAAATAATCATCCGGTATATAACTCCACGTATTGGAAAGCACGAGGTGCAAAGCCTATAGCGGGCTACATGATGCGGTACGTCAAGTTTATAGATCCAGAATGGACATCACGGCTAACGGTGCCGGTGTTACCGTATACTGAAATCGCACGCCTTGGTGCCTCCATGTATAAAGGTAAAACGTGCGTATCAAGCATTGATAGTGATGCGTCTGGCTTCCAGCCAGAAGAAGGCAGTGCAAGTCTGACCGATACGCTCCGGGAGGCTGATGATGGCAGGTAGACCAACAAAGTACAACGAAGACGTAGTACAGCGGATCACACAGGCTCTAAGGGCAGGGAATACCCGCCGGGCTTCCTGTGCCTATGCCGGTATCTCACAAGACACACTAGCCAACTGGCTGAAATCTAATTCGCATTTTGCGGACGCTATAGAAAAAGCAGAGGGTGATGCAGAGGTACGGAACGTTGCCATCATCCAGAAAGCAGCTGATACAACTTGGCAGGCTGCCGCATGGTGGCTTGAACGTAAGCACAAGCAGGACTGGTCTAGCCGGGTAGAGCAGACCGGGGCAGACGGTAGCCCGGTCAAGGTGATCGTGGAATACGCGGATAAGCCCGGTGCATGAGCTTCACCACGGCAACTGTCTTGACATCCTGCGCACCATACCGGATTGCTCGGTTGATGCTGTTGTTACAGATCCGCCGTACGGCTTATCCTTCATGGGCAAGCGGTGGGACTATGACGTTCCATCAACCGAGATATGGGCAGAATGCTTGCGTGTGCTGAAGCCCGGCGGTTACCTGCTGGCGTTTGCTGGTACTAGGACACAACACCGCATGGCGGTACGCATTGAAGATGCCGGGTTTGAGATTCGGGATATGTTAGCGTGGATGTACGGTAGTGGGTTCCCAAAGTCTCACAATGTGAGTAAAGGATTTGACAGGGAGGCAGGGATTCTCAAACCTGAATTCAAGGGCTTCACCGTAGCCGGATCAAGTCACAATGCAAACATTAGTAAGACTATTCCTACAAAAGGTTATGTGCCTCCAGCACCTGCCACGGATGCGGCTAAACAATGGCATGGCTGGGGTACGGCACTCAAGCCAGCCATGGAACCTATCACGATGGCACGTAAGCCCTTCAAAGCCACGGTAGCGCAGAACGTGCAGGAGTGGGGTACAGGCGCAATCAACATTGACGGTTGCCGGATTGGTGCTGATGATAAATGCCAGCCACCTAAAGCAGGATATAAACGGCATGAAACAGATGCTGCATATGCTTTTGCTGGCGATGCCAAATTTCAAACCACAGGCGCAAATATTCATCCTGATACACGCTGGCCTGCTAACGTGATGCACGATGGAAGCGCTGAGATTCTGCAAGGCATGGGCGAAGCGGCACGGTTCTTCTACACGCCTAAAGCCTGCAAGGATGACCGGGACGATGGGTGCGATAACAACCACCCAACGGTAAAGCCTACCGACTTGATGCGCTACTTGTGCCGCATGGTTACACCTACCGGCGGTGTAGTGCTTGACCCCTTCACCGGATCAGGTAGCACCGGGCGCGGTGCAGTGCTTGAAGGCTTCCGGTTCATCGGTTGCGAGATGGATGCAGACTACATCGAGATAGCGAAAGCCCGCATCCTTGCAGCTGAGAAAGCGTACCAGCCTTGCCTGACATTCGACTAGTCTTACCAAAGCCACACGAAGCCCAGCAGGTAATCTTGCGGGAAGCCAAGCGGTTCAATGTTCTTGCCTGCGGCAGACGTTTCGGCAAAACAACGCTTGGTGGGAATCTGCTATCAGATCCGGTACTCCAGCACGGACTGCCGTGTGCTTGGTTTGCGCCCACTTACAGACTCTTGGAAGAAGCATACAACGACCATAAAAGGATATATGCTCCTGTCATCCGAAGGGCTGTACAAACACCAGCCCCAAGGATTGAACTAATAACCGGGGCGGCGATTGACTATTGGACGCTTGACGATCCGAGTACTGTAGCCCGTGGTCGTAAGTACAAACGGGTCATCATTGACGAGGCAGCGATGGCACGGCATCTAGAGCAAGCGTGGACCGAAGCAATCCGCCCAACGCTTACCGACTACCGGGGTGATGCTTTTTTCCTAAGCACTCCCAAGGGTAGTAATTATTTCAAGACCCTGCACTCC